CATAGTTAGAATTTATATTCCCATACTGATCTGCAGCATATTGCCATGCCTCAGGAGCAGGACGATCCCCAGCATAAATATCATTGACATTAGTACTACCAGAAACATACCAATCAATTTCACTGCTAATGTATTCGTCGTTTGGATTTCCGAAGATTGAGGGTTCATCAGCGAGAAATGAAGCGCCAAGTAATTCGATCGTATTTTGGCCGGTTTTGTCTGTGGTAAAGGCTTCATCATTTAGTTCTCCAATAAAATATTCACGTATATCATTCACTACTAGTTGGCGCATCGACTTTCACCTTTGGCTTATTAAACATATCACGATCAGGTCGTTGACCTTCCATTTTGCCACGCATATATGATACTACAAAAGAACAGTAGTTAATAATATCTTTATACGTGTCTTCGAGCGATTCATGGTTTGGATCACTACCGGATTCAAGTAGTGACTGTGCACGATAACACTTACCTTGAATGATATCGTGTAGGCTGTCTACGCCACGACGATAGTGCATAGCTTGCAGTACGTTTGAACCTTCGTTCTGATAATCTTCAGACTTCCTGGCTTGTAGTTCAGCACATTCTTGTAGTACTTTAATTGATTCTTTCATTTTTTACCTCGTACTCTAAAAACAATTTAGTAGCTTCAATTCTACTGCGGCATTTTTTACCATTTGGTTTTGTTTGATTATAATGCATTGACCATTTAAAATTTTTAAGTGTGCCACCTCGAGGACCACCTTTGTCTAGATAAAAGAACATTACATCATGTGGAATAAGTGATACACGTCGAGTATTCATGTCAACAACACCAAAATAATTACACTTACCTCTTTTAGTTTGAATGTTATAAATTCCAATATAGTTGTTTCCTGACGATAGCATTGCAGCTTTTGTTTCTACAGTCTTATCGGCTGGTATATGCGGGTTGTCTCCAGAAATTGCATCATAACCTTCACCGTTTGCAGCTTTACCATTGATTGCGTCAATAACAATATTTTCACCAACACATGCACCTAATGATTTATATAGATCTGTAACACCACCGACTTCTTCGCCGGAAAGAATTCTTTGTTTAATTTCATCCATCCATTCGATGATTTTAGTATCCACAATTAAGCTCCTCTTTAATTATAGATCTATTATACACCATTTCTCATTGAAAGTAAATAGTTTTTTTACATATTTTTATAAACATATTCGAGAGCACGGTCTGCTTCTTTATCAATTGGACGATTCTTATACCAGTTGCCAGTTTCAATATCTAGTTCTCTACACATCTTAGATATTTCTGCTGCAGTAATTGGATATTGCTTTTTGACTGCGTTACCCGCGATAGCAACCATGATCTGATACATCTTGTGGTACCAACCGGTATTGCTTATCGTTCTGTATTCTGCTTCAAGGTTGCGTGGAAAGAAGGGACAATCGCGATAGGACGTCCACACCACATTAGTGTTGTCCATTTGTCCTTTTCTGTGTTCAATGATTTGTCGCTGGATTTCGTCTGGCAATCTGTCGAAGAAGTTGTTGAGGTTTGCTTTTTGTGCATACGGATATTCCTTCATTAAAGCGTCAGGATCAATGTAATCACTGCCGCCAGTAAAGATAAAATTAAAAGCGTTAGCGTAATCAGCAGGTATATAATACATTCTCGATAAGTCTTTTGTTTGCTCATCTCCAAGATTACCGAGTGCATTCTGTAAGGCATAATTGAATGCTGAAATTTCGTCATTTCGTATCTTTCTCGTAAGTGGAAATACAATTCTGAACTTCGGTAAAGCATTAGTGGAACTAGCAGTAGAATAACAGATGAAACGCCAATTACCAGTTCTTTCAATAATTCCATCTTTTAACTCTCCATCATATACAAAATCATCAACGTCAACAGCACACCAACCTGACCATTCTACAACGTTAACATTAGCGCGTGTAGTGTCAGGCTGATATGTCGCAGGAGATATTAGTACAGCGTCTTTCTTAGAAGACTTTTTTTCTTTTGATAGTTTATGTAAAAACTTTTCAAAAGCGTCAAAGTCTGGTAGATCCATACGCTTTTCTGTCTTATTATCGAATATCGAATTAAAGACTGTGAATGAAATATCCGTGGTTGTCACGATGATCGGGTCCCTTCCAATCTTCTGGTTTAATCAGATCGGGTAAGCCAAGTGGATTAGGGCGTGATTCTTTCACACCCGGTTCTTTAGCCATGTTTGCGTTGTGTACTTTATCCCAAGCTTTGTGAGCATCAACACCAAACGCATCCAGTGTACCAATAGCAACAACGCACAGATCAATTAAACCGTCAACAATTTCTTCAGGATTTTTATCCATTATAGCCGCGGCCCGTGTTTCGTTAAGTTCTTCTTCTAGAAATTTAAGACGAAACTCGAGAAACTTTTCGAGTTTTTCTTTTTCACCAAACTGGATTTGTTCATTGACCCATTTACGCACACCAAACTTGCTGTGCATGTCATTAATATCTTGTACCCAATCTTTACTCATAATATCTATTATACTCCATTTTATCGTAAAAGTAAACCACTTTATGCAAAGAAATCTTCCAACGTAACTTTCTCTTCAGCATCCCAACCAACTGCATTGAGTATAAGTTCAAGTGGTTCCAAGAAAGTTTTTTCGAATTGCTTATCATAGTCTATGTTGCGTGTTACGCCGAACTCTTCGGGTAATACTTCCGGAAAAGCAATTACGTTTTCACGTACCAGGTTAGGCTTTTTCATATAGACAAACTTGATACGGCTACCGTTTGTGATTGCTTCATACTTGTGCATCATACCAGATTCTTTGAGTGCTTTGTTATATACTAAAGAACCACGTACGTGAATAGGCGAACCTTTCTTATATATCGTCTTGCGATCTTTGTAATCTGTAATGTTTGTTACAGAACGCGGGAAGGCGACCTGTTCAGGTGGTAGTGACCTAAACTCATTCTTAAAATCTTGTATAAACTTCTGCGTATCTTTTTCACAGCCCGTAATAATCACGTTAAATATCTGCTTAAATTTATCACGGCATACTTCTGGCGTTGAAGACTTGATAGCTTCAATACCCATGATCTTGAGTTTAGGCTGTGCGTACTGTACACCTTCAGAGTTATGTACATTGAGGATATATCTTTTCTTTGCCGTCCATATACCACGATCTGCAATAACTTCCCTGCCCATTTCCATACGTGGCTTGTAGCAGTTCATTACATTAAATAATTTATTATAAGCTTTGGCAAGCACAGGTTCAAAGTGTTCTACACATATTTTATCAAGAAACTTTACTGGATCTTTTGGCTGTAGCTTTTCAATCATAGGACCAAAGTTGATGTAAAGCGAATCTGTATCCATTGCGATAACATAGTCTTCGTCTGTTTTAAGTATCTTATTTAACTCGTCATTGACAGCGTTTTCTGCCCACTTGATTGCAAGCTGACCGGTAAGTGTGATACCTTCGGCGATACGTAAATCATAATAACGAAAGTGTTTGTTACCAATCGCACCATACAAAGAGTTCATAAGAATTTTAATCGCCATCTGCTGGTTTGTGAGTCGATTGATTTCTCTTTCGAGTTCTGGTGTTTTAGATTTTTGATATTCTTTTTCTGCTGCAATCATCATGTTCTTGACTGACTTACGTTCGTCGTAATAATCTACAATGATGTTTGGTACCACGCCGTCAAAGTCTTTACGATAAGTAGAACCATTAGCTGCTACAGTATAACTACTATTCTGTTTTTCTTCTTTGTGTAAATAGTTTTGTACACCACTTGGCATGTTTAGTTGTGGATCTTTGTTCAAAGTTTCTGGTGACATGTTCCACTGCACAATGATATTGGGATACAAAGAATTCAAATCAAAAGAAACTACCCAATCATGCATACCAACTTGCGGTTCTTTGACGTAGCCACCTTCAAAATCACGTATGCCCATTTCATCAGGCTCGATCTTTGGCATAACCTTCTGTGAGTTAAGTTTACGATATATGATTGATTCCCATATCGCAACAACACCAAACGTATCTTGATAGTTGACACCACCTTTATACGCCACGGTCATAGCCAAAGTAATAAGACCCATTTTTTCTTCGAGTTTATCGACCAACTGTACATCTTTCATATTATAATCGATATACTTTTGGAAGTCTTCTTTGTATAGGTTACGTAGAGAACCTTCTTCGGCGTAAGAAAGTTTCTTTTCGCCAAGGACTACGTACGCAATATGATTAAGTTTATAAGATTCTTGGGTGCCATAGGTATATCCAAACTTTTGGAAAAGATCAAGGTAATCTAAAGTTTGTATGCCCTGCAGTTTATATGTGATTTGTTCACGGCCGCGTTTGACAATCTTTGAATAGTCAACCATACCCCAAGGCGAGAACTTTTTACATTGATCCACGCCAAGCACGTTGTTAACACGATTAACGAGGTAAGGTATATCAAAGAACTTTACGTTCCAGCCTGTTACAACGTCGGGCGTATTGCGATGGTCATGCCAAAAGTCAAGAAACTTTAGAAGTAAGTCAACCTCGTCTTTACATTTATAATAACGCACTGGCTGTATAAGCGCAGAACCAACGTCATAATCTTTCATACCCCATACGCGGTATATGCCATCTATATTATTTTTGATGGTGATGGCCAAGACTTCTTGGTTGGCTTTCTCTGGTTCAGGAAATCCATCCTCATACGCTGTTTCAATATCGATTGTGGTGACATTAATTATATCACGATCAAACTCAATATCTCTTGGAAACTTATGAGCGATATATTGTTGGATCATATTAGGATTGCCGTAAATGTCGAAGCCACCGACTTCTCGATATTGATCAAGCCACTGTCGACATTCACGCATTGTTTTAAAGTCCACCGGTCCAATCGGTGCACCATCGAGACCACGCCAAGATGTTTCAGCTTTTGAGGGCACAAACAGTCTTGGTGAGAAAGAATCTTTTTTATAGACGCGCTTTCCGGCGGCGTCATACCCGCGGTAAAGAAATGAATTACCGTAACGTACTACTGAAGTATAAAACATAGTACTATTATACCAAATTTTTACGAGTTTGTAAACAACTAAATTGCGAAAGATTCTCCGCAACCACAAGACGCGGTTGCGTTAGGGTTT